TTGAAATGTCGCTATCATGATCCTCGGATTCAAGATAAAGCAACTGTGCTACGATAAGATTTGCCATCTGATCATGCACTTCGCCTTCAAGCAAAATTACACGGTCCTTAAGCAGTCGGGAATAGATGTCGTATGAACGCTCACCGCGAGAGGTCTGTTCAAGTACCATTGGAACTAGTGTCATTAATTATCCTTCTATTTGATTAGAAGTTCATACTACACTAGTTTTGCTACTTTAGCAAGTGATTTGGTTACCGTTTTGCTCTACCGACATTACCAGTAGGGACTTCTTTGTCAATCTTAGGTTTGTTTCTACCCAATGCAATATCTGCTGCCTTACTCGTGAATTCTTTTTCGGAAGGACCAGCTTCTTCTGCATCGCCTAGTCCAGCGTCTTTACCACTGTATGCAAATGACATTCTGCCGCCTGCCATTGTTCCTGAATAATTTTTACTTGGGTCAAGCGCAACGGTGCCTTGAAAGTTAGGAGGATACTTACTGACAAACTTAGTTACTTCAACACTATCATCCTCTAATGTCTTAATATACATGTGTAATTGAATAATAGGAGAGCTATTTAAGAATTTCAAGCAAGCTTCGCCAAATTCAGGGTCATTGTTAATCTTACGTGCAACTTGTTGTGCTAATGCAGCTAAAGCATGATAACCTACATTATAATTTCCGCGCTTTTTATCAGCGCCCTTAGATTGTATTAGGTCTGTTATTTCGATGAATGCACTATTACTACCATCTGATGGCGCTAAATCATCTAATGATTTTGCTCCAAATTTGATAAGTTCTCGTATATATCTACCCGTACTTTCACTAATCATGTCGTTGCCGATACCGTATTTTATCGGAAAGTCAATTGCACTATTATTTCCGATAGCATCAATGATTGCGACTTGATTTTTATATGTATCTAGTAATTTCTTTTGTTCAGGAGTACCGCTCGTATTAATAAACGAAATACCGTCAGCAATATTTTTTACCGACGCCGTTGCTCCTTTTTCTCCTTTACTACTAATTCCTACTTCAATTCCATTTGAAGTTACGATATAGCTATCTACTAATCCGTAATTTTTTTCAGAAGGAAAGGTTATGCTACTACCGGACCAATCACCGCCAGGCAGCAAATCACGTTTTGCGGATTCTGCGCCCGTTCCCATATCCATTCCCTGAATTAATGCTGCAGGACCGATGATTTCTCCCAAATCATCTCTGATAGCAGTTGCCTTATCAGCAGCATTTTCAAAGACTGGAAATTCTGGGTTAGAATTAAATACCATAGCAAGCCCCGGAAGATACGGTTGAGCATCTTCACTTTGTTGTAATGCATTCCAAAGCGCATTAATGTCGGCAAATTGTGCTTTCCCGGGGAATAAATCAGCAGGTTTTAGCTTATAACTAGCCTTGAGACTTGTTCCTTTATCTAACTGAAAGCCATTTAAATCTTTATTTTGCCACGCTCCCGCCATGTCCGGTGTTATTTGTTGGAAAAACCTAACGAAATATGCGGGCTGATTAGTTGCTTCATCGGTCAACGTTAAGAGAGCGAATGCCTTCATTGCTTTAGTTAGCGCATTGACAGGAGTAATGTTACCTAAATTTTCCTCTAAGTCTTGGTATGCTTCTACCATTTCTTCGTTAGTTTCATATGATCCAGAATCCTGCGGAGGTTGACCGGGAAAGTATTGAGCAGTGTCAAAAATTAAAGCTTCTGTGGGATTATTTCTATCTCCTTTAAAAAACCTATCGCCTTTTGATCTGTACAAAAGTCCACGGCTTTTTTCGGTAAGGATAGAAAATGATTCGATTAGATTAATAAGGTCTCTCATGTACATATTTATTCTTTTTGCACAGAACCACAACATAAATAGTAATGGAAAAACTATTTTAGGAGAACACAAATGGAATTTTTAATTATCGCAGCGATTTTAGCCTTCTGCGGGTACTTCGGTTATCAATATTATCTAGTTAAGAAAGCTAGTATTGATCCTTACGTATCAAAGCTAACTACCGAAGCTAAAGAAGCTGCTAAGAAGATTGACGTTCAAGTAGTACTTGATGTTAATAAGGATGGTAAGGTAGACATTGCAGATGCAACTATCATCGCTAACACTGCTAAGAAAGCTGCTGAAACTGTTAAGAAAGCAGTCAAGAAGCCTGCTGCTAAGAAGGCACCTGCTAAGAAGCCAGCAGCTAAGAAAAAGCCAGCTATGAAGATTGTCAAGTAATATTCATGCAAGAAATCGGCTTTGATATTATAAGCGATTTGAATTTAAATCCCAATGATAGTTTTAATTGGGAAAATAAAGCAACGAGTCTTTATTGCATAGTTGCCGGAAACATTAGCTCTAATATTAGAACAGTAATACAAGTTTTGCTACACTTGTCTAGTAAATATCAAGGTGTATTTTTTGTTCCCGGCAAACTAGAATATGAAACTACTGATGATTTTAACAGAAGAACCGGAGAGCTTAAATCAATTGCCCAGGGCATACCAAATTTGGTAATGCTATATCAAAACGTGATTGTGGTTGATGGTGTAGCTCTCTTAGGTTCTAATGGGTGGGGAAATATTCAACAATCATTGGATGTTAAAAATCTAGCAATGACTGCTGCTAAGTACGAAGATTTTACCTATTTGTTATCAAGTCTTGGCAAACTCCAAAAACACGTAGATGTTAAAAAAATAATTGTAGTTACAAGTGCAGTACCTACAGAAGAATTGTATTTCGGGGAAATACCTGAAAACGTTGTAGACCAAATACCGTTAAATGAGATATTACATTCTGATACTGAAAAGAAAGTATCGCATTGGGTATTTGGTACTTACAACAAACCAGTAGACACCGTATTAAATGACGTTCAATATTTGAGTAATCCACATAATCAATATGGACCTTATTGGGCTAAAAGAATATCTTTAACCGTGTGAGTCTGCTTCGACTTTAACCTGCAACGGATAACCCTGGGCTCGGGCGTTAAGTGTTACTTCAATGCCCTTCTGCTCAGCAATTTCATAAGGCAAAATAGCTACAACTGCACTTCCCTTTTCGTGAATATCCACTGTGATTTGTGTGGCCGTGTCATTAGAATAATTAAAATAATCGATGAGGCTTCCAACTACGAATTCCATTGAAGTGCGGTCATCATTAAGATAGATAATCTTGAACAGAGGCGGCTCCGTGAGCGAAATATTGGGCTTAATCTTGCTTCGTGTTTCAGTATTTGCCATTTTATTTTTCCTTTAAGAATGCTTGCGGGCACGATTACCCGCAAGCACATAATTATTTATATCATTTATTATAAGTGATAGCAACCGTTTTGGGCTTTTGTTCCTCAGGAACTTGACGTTCAAGTTGAATCTTGAGGATGCCGTTCTCGGCGCTTGCACCTACCACTTCAACATAGTCAGCTAGAGTGAAGGTACGAGTAAACGCACGGGCGCTAATGCCACGATGCACATACTCTACTTCATATTCCAATTCATCAAGGCTCTCTGTTTGTTCGCCTTTGATGGTAAGAACATTCTTTTCTAGTGTAATGTTGATATCACCTTCTCGGAATCCCGCCACAGCAAGTTCAATTGCAAATGCATCTTCACTGTGCTTAACGATGTTGTATGGGGGATAGTTGGTATTTGCTTGTTGTGCATTGACTCGCATAAGCTCATCTAGAATGCTATCAAATCCGATACCGAACTTGTGAATTGACGGAATGTCAAGGGTACGTAGGGTTAGTTCTCTAGTCATGTTTTTATCTCCTTTTTAAGCAAGACTATAATGTAGACCTATAAAGCATCTACAACTCTATTTATACACGGATATCCCATATATGTAAAGAAATACGGGTCAAATAATTATTTTAGGTTCATTAACTAAATCAACATCTATGCTTAATTTAGTTATGTCATTGTCTTTGTATTTTTTAATATGAAACATATGAGGCATCAGAATACGCTCAATTTCAGTGTGTAGGCCTCTTGCGCCGGTCTTTAAATCAATACAATTCTGTGCAATTTGGCGTATTGCTTCGTCCGTAAACTCTAATTCAATATTATCAATACTAAACAAATACTTATACTGTTCAATAAAGCTGTTCTTAATATTTGTCAGTACTTCTACTAATTGGTCTATAGTAAGTTCTTCTAACGTAACAGTAGTAGTAAATCTTCCGATAAACTCGGGAATCATACCGAAACGAGTAAGATCGTCTGGCGTTACTTCACTAAGATCCTGTTTTTCGTTTTTACTCTTAACGTCTGCACCAAATCCAATAGTAGTTCCCTGTGTTCTATTCTTAATGACATTTTCTAATCCAACAAACGCACCGCCTGCGATGAATAGCATATTTTTAGTATCTACTTCTATAGTCTCGCCCTGTGGATGCTTACGCTTTCCTACTGGACTGACACGGCATTTGGTACCTTCAACCATTTTGAGTAGTGCTTGTTGTACGCCTTCACCTGAAACGTCTCTAGTAATGCTAGTAGACTCACTCTTACGAGTAATCTTATCAATTTCATCGATGAAAATGATTCCTCGTTCTGCTTTGCTAACATCATTGTCTGCGAGAGCTAATAGCATAGAAATCATGCTCTCAACGTCTTCGCCGACATAGCCAGCTTCTGTTAGGTTAGTAGCATCTGCTACAACAAAAGGAACGTTAAGATACTTTGCTACTGATTTAGCAAGTAAGGTTTTACCTGATCCAGTTGGGCCAATGAGCAATACATTACCCTTTTGTATTTCTAAATCTTTGCTAGGATGATTAATGCGTTTATAATGATTTGATATCGCAACACTCAATACCTTCTTTGCATTGTCTTGTCCAATAACCAATGAGTCCAAATGTTCTTTGATGCTATATGGATCGACCACAGCTTCTTCTTGTTTTTTATTATTTTTTGGTGACTTGTCTTCTACAATCAGTTGGTTACAGAGTTCAATGCAGGTACTACAAATTGAAACATCTTCGCCTACTATTAGTTTAGTGACTTCATCCTTGTGGCTTCCACAAAATGAACAGTGGTGTAGTTTTTTATCTGTCATGATATTACTTAGTCAACTAGCTGTTAGGATTTAGAAATTTTGTCTAAATAATGCTCAATTTGCAACCGTTCATTATTCGACAGTAATTCTACGTCATATTCATTAGTTTCAATTTTAGTCACCAAATATCTAATATATTCTTCATCATAGAGATATGTATCTGTTAGGTCTTTATTCACTTCAATCCACTTATCACCACTAAATTTGAACACTTTGTTAGGAAGCAAATCTACCCGAACAAAGATATCACCCTTCTTAGCAAATTTTGGAAAGTTAGTTCCAAAATTAGTGTTAGATTGATTTACCGAATCTACTTGCAAGAATAAGTCAGGGCGCATACCCTGCAATGCACTCTTACTAACGCTCTTACCTTCGAAGCTTACATAGCCACCGTCAGACTCTTGTAGAGTTACACCTTCAGTTTTTACTACGGCTGTAGGTTCTTCTCTGCTTCTGCTTTCTCTTGCTTCACTTTGTGCCACGCTGCTCCCTGACGGAACTGCATCGGAAGTAGGTGTGTCAGGTACATCTTCTCGTACCACGACATTTGGTTGAATATCATTTGGTTGAATAGTTTCAGAAACATTTTCGTCCTCCTTCGGATCATCATATGCAGTTTCATGTGGCATATCATCTAGTGTTTCGTCAAGAAACTTACTAGCATCTTCGTCAAGTTCGGTGTTTAAAAACACTTCCTTAAACTCATCTTCTTCTTTCTTTCGATTTCGTAAATCATCATCTAACCATCTATAGCTACTCTGTGCAGCTAAGACAAGCACAAGTGCTAATGGATCAAACACCATCACGATGAGAATAATCATCCAACGCACTGCACGTTCTAGTAGGTTGCTGTCTGGATTGTCCCCGTAAATCATCGCAGCGATGTACTTGATGGGACCAACTTCTGCTTCAATTTTGCGAATTTCTGCACGTATCGGTGCAGCTTCTTCACTTAATTTGGCAATTTTTACTTGTTCTGCTTCAATTTCATTGTTAAGGCGATTACGCTCTCTAGCCTGTTGTCTACGAACTTGTACAGCACGGTTTGCACCTTTGTCATCATCTGTTCTACCGAGTAGTTGGTCAACTTGATTGTTCATTTGCTCAAGTGCTACTTGATTCATAGCAATGTTTTCACGAGAAATTTTGATTCGTTCGTCAATCAATTCAACTTTAGCGCCAACATCGCCGCTGACTAATGTTTGATCACTATGGGCTTTTGATAGAAAACCAAAGATACCCATAGACGTTAGGAATGCAAGTGCTACAACCGCAGGAATTAGATATAGCTTAAGCTTCCAACCTGATCTATCCCAATACTTGTGCAGCCATACCGTAGTTACAACCTTAGCAACTTCTAGTGAGCCGCCCATAATAATGATTGGAATGACTGCTGCCGCAAAGATAGCAGTTAAGCCCAGTACGGAGTACCAGGCAGCAATAGCACTAAGCGTTAGTGCTACAAGGAGAGTCAGAGTTGGAAAACTAAATATTTTTCTTAAAAGCATCTATTATTTAGTCTTCTATGACTCTCAACCCAAATAAGTGTCCATAAGTAATATCAAATTCTTCTGCTGTCATTAATAGCTTGCGAGGGATTCCAGGACCTTGATATATATGATATGTTACCCAAGGACCGGTGTCTCTACGCTTTATCTGAACAACTTCAATCCTATCACCGTCCTCAAACGTATAACTTTTACCGAGCAGCTTTTCAGCCCACTCAGCAGTATCTTTTACTGGATCATAGTCATCCTCATATGGATCCATTATTCATCTTCTTCAAAGAATAGTTCTTTTGCTCTGATTTCACTAAGTGCCTTATCTTTCATGGCACACTCATGGCAAATTTCTTCATGATTCAATCCATATGGCCGACACTCATCAATGATGCCGCACATTTCACAACGCTGCGGCGGTTCTTCAAAAATAATTACATAATCAAAATCACTCATAATTTTATTCCTTCAGTTATTATTCCCAAATGTACGGGCCTTTTTTAGGCACCGCAAAATTCAAATATGTTTGGATTCTTTCAAGATCGGTTTTAGTCTTTAGACTAATCAACTCGTTTGCAAAATGCAATTCAACTCCCCGATCTAGTGCTAGTTCTAGTAGTTCACTACGGCGTTCTGCATCATCAGTTAAGCAATACATACTGCAAAGAACAATGCCGTCTGGTCGTTCTTTAATGTAATACTCTAGTCCGGGTTGCCAATCTAGATGCTCATTTTCAAATTCGTAGCTAGTATAATCAATCTTATTCTTAACACAATAAGGTTCAATGATAGCACGTTGCATCGGCAACGGAATGTCTTTGCTAAACTTGCTGTTCCAACCTGCGTAGGTAATGAAGCTTTTGCCGGTATAGTCCATAACTTCTGCAATTTCATAATCGCCGGGCAATCGCATGAAGCCACCAGGAAGTCTGCGGCCCCATTCTTCACCTTCAATTAGAATACGCATGTCCATGCTGACACGAGTGTAGCCTTCTTCATTGTTGACGTTACCGTGAATTTGCTCCTGAAAGAACAGATGACTTTGACCAGGACTTAGTGTTACTGGCCAAGCATGTTTCAAGCTTTCTTCTTCAAGCTTTTCTAGACTCCACTTTTCTGCTAAGACCTTTTTAGTTATTTCTCTACTAACATCCAAATCTAACATCCACATTGTGTTAGTCTTCTCTGCTTTAGTAAAGGGAGTCCAAATAGTTCTACAACCGCGGCCATTACCTACAAAGATACCTTGGTGGAAAGCAAGCCTGCGGCCAACAGATGCTTGATTAGGAATAACAACACGCAAAGTTCCTTGGCGTTGAATCAAATATCTCTTGTTTTTAATGCGTTGCGGAACAATACTTGCAGCGAATTCGTCAAAGCGTTCCATAAAATCTTTACGACTACATGCATTCTGTACATAGTTACCGACCCTAATAAGTTCAGATGGGTTCAACACCTCGTGCATAGTCTCAAGTTCTGTAACCTGAGGAGCAATTTCTTGAATAACAGACAAGGCCCAGGCGGGCCAATTGTACTTTTCTAGATCGTAATCTATTTTTTTATTATTCCACTCAACTTCTAACTCATTCATTTCTTAA